TTAGTAAATTCCAAATTAGGATTTGCTAGGCCTAATAGATTTTTAGTTACATTGCCAACAAGTTTTGGTGGAGGCGGAGGCCTTTTAGGTGGAATCATTGGTCTTCTTACAGGAGGAGGTGGTGGCGCATCTGGAAGAGAATTAAATATATTATGTTCTAATGCAACATTACCTGCTAAAATAATACTTACTAACGAACGAAGAATTGGAATGGAATTTCAAAAAGTAGCTTATGGTTATGCCGTTGATGATGTGTCTATGACATTTTATTTAATGAATGACTATGGTGTTAAAGAATACTTTGATGCTTGGCGAAATACAGCAATACCTGAAGACGGACCTAACGCTTTTACCAGTAATTATAAAAGTGAATATGCTAGAACTATTACTATACATCAATTAAGACAACCTTTAGCTGGTGTGAGTAAACAAGTAGGACCAATAAGATTTAACGCAGGAATAGGTGGAGGCACAGTTTATTCAGTTGATTTATTAGAAGCATTTCCAATATCAACAAGTGCAATAGAATTAAATAACGAACTAGACGGCTTAGTTCAATTAACCGTAAGCTTTGCTTATACAAATTGGAGGAGATCAAGCAATACACAAGGATTTATCAATATGGATATAGATACACCATTAGGTGGAATTGACTTATTATAGGAGTGAAATGAATGGGTTTACCACAATTAAATAACGATGTACCAAAATATGAAATGACGGTACCATCAACTAAACAGGCTGTTAAGTTCCGGCCTTTTTTAGTTAAAGAACAAAAAGTGCTATTAGTAGCATTTGAATCTAAAGATTCAAAACAAATACTTAGTGCAATGTTAGACTGTTTAAAAACATGTGTTCCAGGAATAAACACAAATAACCTTGCAACTTTTGATATAGATTATATGTTTACACAAGTAAGATCTAAATCTGTAGGTGAAACTACTCAATTACTTCATGCATGTTCAGAATGTAACGAGGAAAATGAAGTAAAAATAGCTTTAGAAGATATTAACATAGTGACTAATGAAAATTGGGAAAATGAAAGAAACATTAAATTAACCAATAACGTTACAGTAGAACTAAAATATCCTTCATATGAAGATATTTTAAAAAATGAAGCTTTTGATAAAGAGAATATATCAGGAGCTGAAATGATATTTGAATCTATTATTTCATGTTTAAATAGTGTAAAAACTGAAACAGAAAATATTATGATTAAAGACGAAACTAAAGAAGAAGTAGAAAGGTTTATGAATTCGTTAACTAACGATCAATTAGAAAAAATTACAAACTTTGTAGAGACAATGCCAACATTAAGTCATTCTCAAAAATATGAATGTAAGAAATGTAAGCATGAAAATATTATAGAATTGAAAGGTCTCAATGATTTTTTTTAGTAAACCTCTCTCATGAAACCTTGGAGAATTACTTCAAGACTAATTTTATGATGATGCAGCATTTTAATTACTCTTTAACAGAGTTAGAACAAATGCTACCGTGGGAGAGAGAGGTTTATTTAATATTGTTAAATGAGTTTATAGAAGAGAAAGCTAAAAACGAACAACAGGTAAGATGATATGGCAACATTAGCAGCAGTTAACAAAACACTTCTAGAAGTTTCAAATAATACTAAAGAAACTAGCAGAGGCATTAGCGCATTTGTTAAATATATAGAAAAGCAAAAAAGTAAAGATTTAGAAGCTGAAAGAGAAGCTAAATCTAATCAAGCTAAACTAAATAAAGCAGAAAATCAAAATAACAGATCTAGTGGTAGCTCTTCTAAAGGTGGTGGTTTTTTTAGTGGTTTAACACCAGGAAAAGCAGGTCTAATAGGTGCAGCTGCTGCTTTAGGACCTAAAATTGCTTCTAGTATATTAAGAAGACTTCCCGGTGTAGCATTAATTGGATTTGCAGATCAAATAGCTGACTCATTGCTAGGTCCTAACTTTGAACAAGATACGAAAGATACACTCTCAAGAGGTCTTCAAGGCGGTGGATTAGGTATGCTTTTAGGGAAAAGATTTATACTTCCATTTGCTGCACTTAACGCTTTAGCAACAGATGAAAATAAAAAGATGTTAAAGGATATAGGCTCAAACTTAAAAGAAAACTGGGATGGATTTGCCAAGCAAGTAGCACCAGTTTTAGGATTCCTTCCATCATTTGATAACATATTAAAAACTATTTCAACTGGTACAACCAATGGATTAAAAGCAATAAAAGGATTTACTGAGTCTGGATTTCAAAGTGAAGAGTTTAAAACCAATTGGGTGTCGGGTGTAGGCTTATTAGGAACTGTTGCAGCATTACTTATGCCTGGAAAATTTGCAAAAGGTCTTAAGTTTTTAGCAAGATTTGCAGGATCAAAAAAAGGCGCAGTTTTATTAGCGCTTGCAGGTGGAACCTTTATATACGACAAGTTTTTTAATAAAGATGGCAGTGCTCTAGAAAGTGGAGCTGCAGTTGTTGGTACAACTGCATTAGGATATGGTGGATATAAAGCAATACAAGGCAGTTACAATGTTTTCAAAAATAGAGTTTCTCCTGGACATCCATCGCAAAAAGCTAAGGCTGGTTCTATGGTGTTATCTAAAAAAGGTAATGCAATGGTAGCTGGCAAAGATGGAAAGGCAACCACACAACCATTCAAAGGAAGTCAAAACAAATACCCAAGATTATTCGGAAGTAAAGGATTTTTAAGTGGAATTAAAGGCATTGCTCCTCTTGCGATGATAAGTGCTGCTTTTGCTGGAAATGAAGTTATGGGCATATTAAGTTCAAGTGACTCTGAAGAAGTTAAGAAACAAAAAGTAGGTGCTATATTAGGGCCTCTTATGAATGAAACAGTACTTGGTATAATAGGAGCAGGTATTGGAGGTATGACAGTTGGACCAGGTGGTGCAATAGTAGGTGGAATTGCTGGAGGTGCATTAGCTACGTTTGCTCCAAATCTAGCTGGAAATGCGTTAGCAGAATTTCTTATGGGCAGAAGTACTATGTCCGAAAGTCAACAAAATCAAATCAAATCACCTAACTACATTACAAGAAAAGTTTCTAATCTTGGCACTGGAATGAATAATGGTCAATTTCAAGATATTGGCTCGACAATAGGATTAATAAGTCCAATTAAAGCACCAAGAAATAATTATAATCAAAAATTAAAAAATAATATGTACAATATGTCAGGTGTAGGCGATGGTGGAATAGGTACTATTAATACTGGAAATAAAATTAATTCTGAAAATTATAGTTCAAAAACTGTTAATAACAATCAAACAGCACTCATATCTGGTTCTGCAATAGACTTGCAGGACCAGTATGGGTTAACTTAAGTTATTTAATCTTGCTTTGCAAGTTTAGAGAAATATGATAAAGTATCTTCATCTTCACTACTGATAGTTTCAGCAGTTACTGGCTCATAAGCCGCGACTGGTTCATTTATTTTAATTTCTTCTTTTACAGTGTAAGCACCAGTATTTGATTCTTCACCTAGAACTCTCATCAATTTAGCTTTAAGTTCATCATATGTTTTGTAGTTTTTAGGATCAGTAAACTCATTAAGATTATTAAGATTACCATAGACTTCTTCTAATTTGTCTTCTTCTGCATTTAATAGTGCTGCAGCAGAACCAAATTCAGATTTGTCATAGTTTCTATAACCTTCAACATTTCTGATCTTGAGTTTAAAATCAGCGCCTTCCCACATATCGAATGGATCGATTGGTGTTTCGTCAGCAAAAGCTGGATTCATTTGATCGTAAATCTTATCAAAGATTTTCTTACCAAATTTATATAGAAATACCTTACCTTCGTTTTGAGGTGCAGATGGATCATTTACTACATATATATTAGTTACATAGTGTAATCTTCTCTTTTGAGTTCTAGCTCTATCTTTATCAGATTCGATACCTGAATTCCATAGTCTAGAATTAAGTTCACCTACAGGATCTGGTTGACCTATTGAAGTTAATGAGTTTTCAATATACCATTGACCAGTAGGGCCTTTAAAACCGTGATCCCAATATCTTACAAATGGAAGGCTATCTTCTGTACCAGGCAAAAACCTGACTACAGCATAACCATTACCTGCTTTATCTACAGTTGGTTTCCATACTCTATCATCAACATATGACTTAGTCTCACCACTGTTAGTAGCTTCTGCTGCTTTGATAATTTTATTGATATTAGATCCGCGATTGCGTTTTAGTGTTTCGAATGACATTATATTGTCTCCTTATTGTATTGCTGAAATATAAACTGAAATATAATACTATATATACACAGTATTTTAGTTGAATAGTGATGAGTCAATGGTGTTTTTCCTAGGTAAATAGTTTAGTTCCATTGCCTCTGCTTCAAGCTTATCTTTAATAACTGGCGATATGAATTTTTTAATATCTTCTAATTCAATATTGTTAGTTTCACAGACCTTTATTATTGCATCCATATATGGAATCCTAAGTTCTGCTACGACATTTTCGATAAGCTTCGTAAATTTAGACTTTGTTAAAAATTGTTCTTCTATTTTCATTGGTCTAAAACCCTTAATAAAATTGTATCTTTGTTGATTCTGCCATTAGCTTCTTTACGTTTTGAAGACTTTGCGTTATCTTCTAGAAACTTTGTTATTTGTTTAAAATTCTTTGTAAGAATAATAGGAAAGAATTCTAATGGCTTTCTAAATTTGATTTTGAAACTTGATTCTTTATCAAAGTTTTTAATACTAGTACCAGATGTTTCAAAACCGCGAGGAGCTGCTGTTTCATAATAACACATCTCTCTGTATTTTGTATTGAAAATATATAGTCTTGTTTTTCCAATAATTTGTATAGGATGTAACGATACAATTTTAAAATCATTATCTTCTTTTTTGTATTGTATCTTAGCAACCTGTTTATCAGCTGATGTAGGCTTCTTAATATTAATTGTACGAGAAGCTTTAGTTGCTGATCTTATTCTTTCAAGATCATCTAACATCAATTGACACGTTTTAATTCTTTGATTGAGGGCTGGCCGTTTTAGGTGGGAGTAACCTTCGACCGCCTGATCACATCTTTTATGATATGCATCTTCATAATCAAGAAGCCACCCCTCAATCATTGGCTTAACGTGACTGATTGCAGTATTTGTTAAGCCATGGTACTTGAATCTATCGTATATGTTAATAGAAGTTTCCTCACCGTCAATCCACATGTCTTCTAGTTCAAGTAATTCTTGCATTATAGTATTCTGTATCTTACGTACTAATTTATCCTGTGGTGACAAAGTAATCACATTGCCTTTATCTTTATCAGACATTTGTTTTTCTTTGTATAGAATTTTGCCTTCTTCTACAAACTTAGACATTCTTCTAAGTAGACTATTTAGATATTCATTTGTTATTTCTGTTTTTTCAAAATCATTGATATCCCAAAACGCAATTGCGCCATGATGAGAAAATGTGAACTTCCACTCTGGATTAATTAGAATGTATTTAGCATCAGTTTTGTTAAAGTTTTTCTTAACCCAAGTTCGAACTTGATTTATACAATCTTTTTTATCAACTTCCATATGGAAGTAATCTTTTACTGCATCAAAACCTTTTTCAATTGGAACACCAGCAAGACCAGTTCTTGCTCTAGATCTTATGGTTTTCTTTTTTAATTTCTTTGTTTGTATTTTCTTCAATCCCATATTAAACTCCCATTTATATGTTATTTGTTTTCATGTAATTACGTGTTGCGCCTATAACCATATTTGGGTATTTACCTAAATATGTACCAGCATCTAAATCTTTTTTAGTTACTAAGTGCTTATGCATATGATCTATATTATCATAATTTGCAAGTATATTTTTTGCAAGTTGATCGAACTCAGTATCAGTTATTAGATTAGTATTAAGTTCATAGTAAGCATATGCGCACATTAGATATTTTGCAATAGGGTTCTTCATTGTGCATGGCCTCTAGACACTAGAGATTCTTTCATTTCCGGACTATCAGTATAATACTTATCTTGATGAGCAATGTTAATTTTAGTTGATATAGCTGCAGCTAATCCGCCATTTCTATTTAATAGCATTTGAGCAAATTTATCTTGCTCTGATGACGATAGCATTTCTAAATCATTTATCATTCTATTTAAATTAACCATAAATTAAACTCCCTTTTT